TGATGCTTCTATAGAAGCCCCACAAACAACACCTGACGAAAATAAAGAAAACGACAGTTCTCAGGTATTTATTGACAACCTACAGCCATTAATTGCTGAAACTGTTACCGCTACTGTAAATGCTTTAGTACCACCTATGGTAGCAGCATTAAAAGAAGGACAAGGTAAAGTTAAAGTCGTTAATGATAACTTTAATGCTTCAGGTCAAAAAGGAGATATTAATACTATAAGAAGATTACCTTCAGATAACTTTGCTTAATGGGACTTTTAAAAAAATATAACGAAGAAGACTTTAGGAATAAAGTACGTAGTTCAAACCATGCTATCCATGAAAAGTATGATGGGCTAGGGGATAAAGTTAGCTATGAAACACTTGCTGATAGTAATACAAAAAATTTTTCTACCCCTAACCAACATATTAATAACCGTATTGGTATATCTCAAGCAGGAAACGTAGATATAAGTGGAGAAGGAAATATAGATTACACTTTACGTAATAAGCCAGCTCAAGATTCTATAAATCTTTTCCCTATTATAGAACCAGGTGCTAAAGGGGAATTAAACTATGACGGGTTTGAATATAAAGATTTAATTAAATTTAAAATTTCCGTGATTAACCCCATTGACCCCGAAGATACAAGAGTACTACTATTTAGGGCTTTATTAGAAGATTTAGGTGACGATTATACTGGGGGGTGGAATTCATACAAATATAATGGTAGAGCTGAGAAATTTTGGACTTACAATGAATTTGACAGAAAAATTAATTTTAATTTTAAAATAGCTGCACAATCAAGACAAGAAATTATTCCTCTTTACCAAAAACTTAACTACTTAGTAGCACAAACCGCTCCTGAATACTCAGGCAATAAAAGAAGAATGCGCGGTAAGTTTAATAGAATCACTATAGGAGAGTGGGTAAATGACATTCCTGGTTTCTTTACAGGAATAAATCTAAAATGGTCTAAAGCTTATCCATGGGAAATAAAATTAGAACCTGGTGTAACTCAACATCCTCATGTTTTAGATGTAAGTTGTCAATTCCAACCAATTCATGACTTTGCACCTGAAAATAGAGAGTTTGATGTTAGTAAAGCACCCTTTATACTACCTGGTATAGAAAACGTAAAACAAGGATCCGTAGAAGAACCTATAGTTGATGCTCCACCCCAAATTTATGATACACCTAACCCTGAAACCGAACCTATAGCTATACCCCCTATTATATTAGAACCCGATAATACTAGAGTAGCAATGCCCCAAGAACCCCAATTTTACCCTAACTTTTCTATGAATAGTTCTACGGGTACAGGTAACGGTGGGTTTGCTGGGGGTAGCTTTGGGGGTGGTGGAGCGGGCAGCCCTTTCGATATACCTTAATATGAATAGATATAAAAGCATAAAACAATTTAAAAACAGTTTGGGAACTAGATACTATGGCAGTACGATTTATCCTAATGTACCAGAATCACTAAACGATATTTATGTTGAAACAGAATATGGAGATAGGGTAGATATATTAGCTCATCAATTTTATAAAGATCCTTCTTTATGGTGGGTTATAATAGCTTCAAATCCTGGTAAATTACGCAGGGATAGTTATTTTTGTAAACCAGGAATGCAAATTAGAATACCCTTAGATCCCGAACCTGTTATTAACGCTTTTAATAGATTAAACTCTAATAGATGAGTATTTTTAAAGAAACCTTTAGGGGGTTTGTTAGAAAACAATTAAAGACTAGACAAAGATTACAATCACAAGGATTTGGAGATACAAAATCTAATCAAGCTTTAGTATGGAACTCAAACAAACAATGTGTTATTAGGGCTACTTCTTTAGTTGATTATGCCCAGGATATAGGATTAGAATTAGGTGATAGACAATTTACCCAATTAAATGGTAACCAATTATCTAAAAGTTTTGTATTACAAGGTGGAGTAAGTAATGGAGATAATTTATATGGAGGATTAGGAGATTTTAACTCAGCATATGGTAATCCTTTATTAGCTTCAGATGGTGAAGATAATGTAGATGGTTATGGTCAAGTCCCTATGCCTGGTATTACTTCATTAGAAGTAGAAACTAAATCTGCTTATGGTTCATTAAGAAGAGCCAAATTAAACATAGTAGTACATAATCTTAGACAGTTAGAAGTATTAGAATTATTATACTTAAGACCAGGTTACCCTATAGTAGTAGAATGGGGGTGGGATCCTTATATAAACAATGAAGGAGAAATCACCCCACAAAATTTAAGTCTAGAAAATATATTAAGCCGTAACGGTAAAAGCTTATTTAATGATAATATAGATCAAGCTTCTATATATCAAGCTATTTATAAATTAAGATCCCAATCAGATGGTAATGCTGATGCTTTTTTAGGATTTATTTCTAATTTTGGGTTTCAAGCAAGGGAAGATGGAGGATTTGACTGTTATGCTGAATTAACATCTATGGGTGAAACACTTAATAGCTTAAAAATAGTTCCTTTTAAAATTCCAGGTGTACCTGATTTAACCGCAGAATTTGTTTTTGATGAAACTGATGAAGAAATTAAAAACCCAGATGCTATAAAGGCTATTATACTTCTTCTTTTAAAATATGCTGAAGACATAGATACCTCTAAAGTAGAAAAAGAAGGCTTATTTAATGATGTAGATAATTCAAGTGAAATTACTGAAGCCTTTATAGATTATATTTCTAAAGAATTTCTATCTGTTGAAGATCCTACAGATAGTAATGCAGAAGATACTGCTTTAGCTAATTATATTTTAAAAAAAGATTCAGATGTAGAATCAGCCGCTCTTAATGCTTTTATAAATACTTCTTATATTAAATGGGAATTATTAGTATTTTTAATAAATGAATTTGCTATACCTAAAGTCCCAAATATACCTGAAGGAGAATCAACCACAGAAATAGTTACATCTAGATTAGTAAATGTAGGAGATAGTGATGTTAGAACCGAAGCACTCCAATACGTTAATTATAAAGGTCCCGACAATAAATCTAGATTAGATATTAGTTGCGACCCTACAGTTTGTATATTACCACACACATTTTTAGATGAAGATTTAGGAGACACTGCTGAATCTTTTGGTGAAGCTGTACAAGACGTATTTGAATCAGGCTGGAGAATGGCAGGTAGAAGTTGGAGAAGGCTTTGGAGAGATGGCGCTTCTGGGGGAACTACTACTACTACAATACTCCCCCCTACAGGGGATGTGCAAACCCCAATAGGTGGTATTTTTATTAATATTAGACATCTATTAAAAGTATACGATGCTACTATTAGAGATAAAGATGAAGCTGATTTAGGTAGTTTTATCAAAAAACTTTGGGACGACATAAATGCTGTTTGTCCTATGCATAATTTTATTATGAAAATTGATGATGAATATCCTAATCAAATTTACATAATGGATTTACCTGTAGATAATACTGATGTAGCTGGTATAGATAATATTTATACTGTTCCTGTTCAAGCTAGTGATAGTATTGTTAGGTCATATAATTTAGAGGCTAAAGTACCAGATGCTTTAAAATCAACAATAGCGGTACACGCTCAAGACCCTGGTAATCCTCAGGATTTAGAAGACGTATCTTTTAATGCTTTTAATAGAGCTATTAGAAATAGGTTATTTCAAAAAACAGATGAAGCTAGAGTATTTGCTGAAGAATCTACAGAGGCAGCTGATAGCCCTTTAGGAAAACTAATTAAAGAACGCCAAAAATTAAATCGACAATATAAAAAACTTAAAGCAACCTATTTTCAAATTATAAATGGTTATGAAAACTATGATATTGAAGATTCGGGGGACAAAATAGATGACTTAACTACAACTCTAAAACGCCTCCAAACAGTAATCATGCAAGAAACTAATCTTAGAGATAGAGAAGTTAATACATCTACTGTTATACCCTTAGAATTTAGTATGACTTTTGATGGTATAGCTGGTATTGTTATAGGGAATGTTTTTAAAATAGATGAATCTAGATTACCTCGTGCTTATAGAAAAGGGGAAAGTACCCAATCTCTTAAAGGTAGAGCAGAAGTCGGGTTTGTAACATTTGGGGAAAGTCAAAAAATCACAGCAGGGCAAGATTGGACTACTGATATAAGTGGTAAAATGATATTATTACCTGGTAAAAACTTTGGCAAAGAAAGACCTGATAATAATGATTTTGATGAAAGAACAGGAGTATATGTTAATGATGAATTAAGAGGAAATGAGGGGGTTGAAATAAGTGATGAACAAACCTTTATTCCAGATGATATAGATAATATTGGGGTAGGAGATCAAATTTATTTAAAAATTAATGGTGATCCTACTAACATTAGAACTAGCCAAGAAGTAGATAATGATGTGGGTTGGTATGATTTTGATGACAACGTAGTAGCAATAGTACCTGCGGGTAATAGAGGTTTATTACTAGGAACTGTTACTGAACAGTTTATCCAAGAAAGAGAAGACGATGTAGCTTTATGGTATAAATTTAGAGCAAGTGAAGCATTAGAGGAAGTTGCCGTAGATGAATCTCGTTTAGATTTTGTTAATGTAAATGAAGGAGAAGAATTTTGGGTTAGGGTAGACGTTATTCAAACAACAGACGAAGGAGCAACCGAAAGAGTATCCAACTTAAATAACCAATAATGGCTTTTATACCTAAAAATAGATACGAAATACTTTACACTAATGGTAAAGAACTATATAACCCTAAAACCAAAACAGAGTATATAGGGGATTATATAAAAACCGGAACCAATTACTATGCTGGTAGATCCATAGGAAACTTGGGGGACCGTCTACAAAAAATAGACCAAGGAAGCGGTAATCTAAGTCGTAAATTTGATGCCCAAGTTTATCATGCTTTAAGACCTAAACGCTACAGGAAAGCACTAAACAGACAACCACCACCATCTACAGCTGTTTTTCCAGGTCAAGATGATTATACTAAGGGGTATTTTACTAGATTTTTTTGTAAAAGAAAAAACAGCAAATCTGGTTTTTATGAAATTAGTGAAGAAAGTTTTAATCAACTAAATGCAGGAAGATTAGATAATATACTTTACTTAGGGGGTCGTATTGTATGGTCCCTTACTGATAGTAAAGTAAACAATGAAAGTGTACTTAAATTAGAAATAACATACCCAGGTATAAGGTTCTTTTTTAATGATGCATCTCAATTTATATTAGGAGAAGCAAAATAATTTTCATATATTTGGGGTATGTACTACCTCATAGAAACACAAGACCAATTAGAACGATTTTTTAGTGATGAAGGTAGCGAATGCTACCTTCAATTTATTACAAATAACGACGAGGTACACCCAAAATTACAATCGTTGTGTGCTCTTTATATTTATTCATTTAGTAAGGAAAAAGGATTTATTATTAATTTAGATCACCCAGAAGCATTTAGGCTTAATTTACCCATAAAATATTTACAATCTTATACAAATATATTTGTAAAAGAAAAAATAAAAGCTTTACTACACATCCCTACACTTCCTTATACGGATATACAAAGCATATACTACTTACTAAAAAATGAACCATTAGTGGGGTTACCTAAAACGGGCACTCACACATTTTATGAGCGCAAATACGGCGCAAATAACGTGAATAAAATTATTCCACTTGCGAAGCACTACGAGGCGTTGGGGGAGGAATTTAATGCGATTTACCCATATATACTTAATTATAATAGTGAAGAATCAAATAAATGGTACAACGAAATACTTACACCCACGTTAGCAAAAATGGTAAGTGAGGGTTTTAAAATTAACGATACATTCAATAAACACTTTGACATAAATGAAAAGTTTAGCATTAATGAAAACAAGATTTACGGATGGTATAATTTTTGCACAACAACAGGACGCCCTACAAACAACTTTAATAGCGTTAATTTCTCAGCTTTAAAGCACGACACAGGTGAACGAGACGGTTTTGAAGCCGATAACGATCTATTGATTGAAATGGATTTTGAGGGCTATCATCCACGAATTATAGCGCGTTTATCAGGAGGTGAATTAGATAAAAACGAATCAGTTCATATGCAAATGGCAAAAATGTACTTTGATACTGAAGAGATAGACGCTGAAATGTATAAGCGAAGTAAAGAACTTACTTTCCAACAAATGTATGGCGGTATAAATAAAAAATACCTCAAACACGAGTATTTTAATAAAGCACAACAATTTATAAATGCTTTGTGGCAAGAATATAATACTCAAGGATACGTTAAAACTGTAATTGCGAGACGCAAGCTTTTAAAAGACAATTATAAAAATATGACTCCTCAAAAGTTATTTAATTATTATATTCAAGCGTTTGAAACGGAGTATAACTTTACAATGTTATCAAGGATATTTGGGTTTTTAGAAGGTAAAAAATCTAAAATTGTGTTATATGTGTATGATTCTATACTAATAGATTTTGCGATCGAAGATGGGAAAGACACACTTAAATGGTTGAAAGACACGATTTCATCAGACTTTCCAGTGAAACTTAAAAAAGGATATACATACTCTTCTCTTAAAGACATTTAATATTTATTCTGGAACAACACAATTCCAGAAAAATGAACAATAAACTTTATTGCACCTTCCTACAAGATGAGGGGGTAAATGAGGTTGTAGATAGAATTTTAGAGGAGCACGACATATTATTCAATAAGATTTTTGTTCTAGTTGGTGTAGATGACCATAAAACAATGTTGACTTATAATATAGACGGACCCGTCTACAACTTGCAGTTGCCAAATACAATCCTTGTACATAGAAAAAAGCAAACAAATACATTATATACTATAAATGCCTTAAACGAAGTAATTAAATACCTAAATAATGGTGATTTAGATACTTCATACCAGGTAGATTGGACGAGGTTCCGTAATTCTATTCTTTTAACTCGCCCTGGTGGATTTAGAAGAATAAAAACCCGCTTAAAAACTATAATTGACGTGGAATGAGATTAAAAAAATTATTATATGAATCTTTTATTGATTCCTCTGGTAACTTAATACAAGACTCCTCCTTTGTGGTCATGCAAACAAGTTTCTTTAGAACTAAAGTTATTGACCTTAAAGATATTAACGTAGATGACTACATCCACTTTAAAACTACTTATTCTGATTTTGATGGAAAAAGAGTAGCTAGAGAAATATCTAAACAAGTATTCCAAATATATAATGGGACCTCTTTAAAAAAATGGAACGATGAGGTAGGTTTTAAACCTAAATATAAAAGAGTAGGAGCATCAGGTTTAGACTCAGCTTATTTAGGGATTACACTAAGTAAAGGAGAAAGCAGATTTGAACCCAAACCTGATAATCCCGATGTAAAAGTATGGAGTGGTTGGGACCCCCCACCTTGTGAATTAGAAATCCCTATATCAGACGAAAGTTATACCTTAGATGGAGAAATAATTACTAGAAACGATGTAGGTGGGCAATTCTTCTGTATGGGTAATAAATGTATTGATATATTAGCATTAGGTAGCGGGGAAAAGGCTAAAGATTCTTCCGAATTAAGTAGTGAAGAAATAGATTTTCAACTCCAAAATACTCAAATAACTTTTATTCCTTATATACACCATCCATCCCATGAAAAAATGGATAATACTAACTATAATCTTAAAAGTGATTTATTAGATCTTTTACAGGACTTCGGGAACCGAAATTTTAAAGGAAGAGACTAAAAAGCCTTCTGGTAAAATTTGGATTCACTGACCTGGGTTATTATATTTACCCAAAACAAAAAGGTCATGAATCTAGATGAAATTAGAAAGCGCATGGACCGCTTGCAAAACAAGTCCAATGGCAAGTCAAAATCAGACTACAAAGCCAACTTTTGGAAACCACCTAGTGGTGAAAAATCAGTTATTCGCATTGTGCCTTATAAGCACAACAAGGAAGTACCATTCACTGAATTGTATTTCTACTTCGGCATTGACAAACCCAGAATGATGTCACTCTCAAACTTTGATGAGTCTGATCCAATTTTGGAGTTTGCTTCACAACTACGTAAGTCCAATGATCCAGACAATATGGCATTGGCGAAAAAGCTTTACCCCAAAATGCGTACGTTCGCACCTGTAATTGTTAGAGGTGAGGAAGATAAAGGTGTACGTTTCTGGGAATTTGGTAAGATGGTTTACCAAGAACTCCTTGGAGTTATGATGGATGAAGATTATGGTGATATCACTGACATTGCTCAGGGACGAGATGTTACTGTTGAAGTTATCCCAGCAGCTGAAACTGGTAAGATGTACGACACAACTACTGTTCGTGTTAAGCCAGTTCAAACTCCACTCGCAGATAGCGCTGAGACTATTGAGTCACTTCTTGAAAACCAAAAGAATGTTGTTGAGTTGTTCAACAAGTACTCATTTGACGAAATGAAGGAGTCACTCCAAAAGTACCTAGCACCAAGCGAGGAGCAGGAAACAGTAGAGGCTACAACCCCTGCAAAAGAAAAGGTTGACCTCGATTCTAAAATAGACGATTTATTCGGTTAATATGGCAAGAAAATCCAACAATAAGGCCCTGGACGGGGGAAGTCTTACTGATGAGTTGGCGGTTTCGCTAAACAAGAAGTTCAGTAAAGAATATAATCAAGTTGCCTACTTTCTTAACGGCGGGGAAGAATCACCAACCGATGTTACATCTTGGGTATCTACTGGATGTACACCACTCGATTTGGCGATCTCTAACAGACCAAATGGGGGTTTGCCTGTTAGTAAAATTGTTGAGATTACGGGCCTAGAACAAAGCGGTAAATCCCTCCTAGCAGCTCACGTAATTGCTTCTACACAAAAGCAAGACGGTGTGGCAATATACATTGATACTGAATCAGCACTAGATGCACAGTTCTTAACCGCCATAGGAGTTGATGTTGATAAAATGCTTTACATCCCACTTGATACAATTGAGGATGTTTTTGAAGCAATGGAAGACATCATCGTAAAGATTCGCGAAAAAAACAAGGACAAGCTAGTGACTATTGTAGTAGACTCTGTAGCAGCCGCAACCACTAAAATTGAGTCTGCAGCCGACTACGACAAAGATGGTTATGCTACTGCTAAAGCAATCATTATGTCTAAATCAATGCGCAAAATTACCAATTTGATTGGTAAGCAAAAAATCCTGTGTGTATTTACTAATCAGTTACGTCAAAAACTAAACGCGATGCCGTTTGGAGACCAATACACAACGTCAGGAGGTAAAGCGCTCCAATTCCACGCCTCAGTTCGCTTGCGACTCAAAGGAGTAGGCAAGATTAAAGAGAAAGTTAATGGTGTGGATGAAGTAGTTGGACAGGAAGTTGAATGCGTAGTTGTTAAAAACCGCCTAGGCCCACCTAACCGAAAAGTCCGTTATAATATCTTTTACGATTCCGGGATTGACGACATTTATGGTACCTTAAAATTGCTTAAGGAATACAAGATTGTTAAGCAGGGAGGGGCGTGGTACAAATACACCACTGCTGATGGAGAAACCCACCAGTTCTTAGCTAAAGAATTTGGAGATTTCCTCGACAGCCACCCCACAGCTAAAGAAGAATTGTATGAAGCCCTTTGTGACAAATACATTATGAAGTATCGTCACGAAAAGGAGGATGGTCTAGATCGTGACCCCGAAGAAACCATAACTGAGAATGAGTAATTTCGAAGATATCTTAAACAATATATCCCGTGAAGAGAAGCACCCTAATGACAGGGTGCTTCTCATTGACGGATTAAACATATTCCTGAGAGCGTTTGCTGTAAATGGTTCGCTTAATGAAAAAGGTGTACCTGTAGGGGGCATCATGGGCTTTATGAAATCCCTTGCTTTCGCTATTAGGGAAATGGAACCGACTAGGGTAATTGTTGTTTATGATGGGGCCGGAGGTAGTAAAAGACGAAGAAAAATTAATCCAAATTATAAATCACAACGTGTTCCCAAACGTGTAACTAAATTTGATGCTTTTAATTCTTTAGATGATGAGAAGGAAGCAATGAAAATCCAATTTAGAAGACTACTCAGTTACCTTGAGTTACTTCCAATTGATGTTTACAGTGTGGATCATGTTGAAGCAGACGATGTAATCGCTTATATCGCGCAAAATGTGCTAGAAAACGAAGCCATTATTATGTCTGCTGATCAGGATTTTCTACAGTTAGTAGATGATCGAATTGTAGTTTGGTCACCAAATAAAAAGAAATATTATACAAAAGAGCAGATATTTACTGAATATGGAATACCCGCTCATAATTTTTTGATGTATAAATGTTTAATGGGTGATAAATCTGATAATCTTGAAGGTATTAAAGGATTAGGTCCTAAAAAAATGACTAAGGTAATCCCTGAAATTACAGGTAAAGAAATGAACCTAGATTATCTTATACATTATGCTTCAACACAAGACAGTTTAATGCATAAAAGAATTGTTGAAAATAGAGAAAAACTAGAAACAAACGAAAAGATGATGTCACTTAAAGACCCTATTATGTCTGGACAGTTAAAAGTTCAAATAAGTGATTTAGCTTCTCGCCCAACAAATTTGCTCCACCGAAATGATTTTATTATGCTATATAACGAAGATTATATGGGAAATAACCTTCAAAACCCAGATATCTGGTTAAAAGAACATTTTCTTAAGTTAAATAATCTTGCAAAAATAACACATGAGTAAGTTAGAACAGTACGGTCACAATTTCCAGGTTAAAGTACTATCTACACTTGTTAAGGATAGAGAATTCCTTCAACAGGTTGCAGATATTGTTTCGCCTGACTTTTTTGATAATGAAGCTAACAAGTGGATTGTAGCTAAAACTCTAGAATACTTTAACGAATTTAGAACTACCCCTACAATGGAGGTATTTAAAGTTGAAGTAGAAAAAATCCGTAATGAAATTCAACAAGTTGCTGTAAAAGAACAACTTAAAGAAACATTTAAATCTACTAAAGCACAAGATCTTGATTTTGTTAAACAAACATTCCTTGATTTTTGCCGAAACCAAACACTCAAATCTGCCCTTCTTTCCTCAGTCGATCTACTTGAAATAGGAAATTATGAAGACATTCGTAGACTTATTGATAATGCTCTTAAAGCAGGTGTAGAAAAAAATCTTGGTCATGATTATATGGATGAGATTGAAGCTAGGTATCAAGAAGAAGCTAGAAATACAATTGAAACCCCCTGGAATGAAATCAATCAACTGCTAAGTGGGGGATTAGGTACAGGTGATTTAGGTCTACTTGTTGGTAACCCAGGTGGGGGTAAATCGTGGGCACTTGTTGCTTTAGGAGGACATGCAGTTAAACTTGGTTATACTGTTTTACATTATACCCTTGAACTTTCTGACATGTATGTTGGTCAAAGATATGATGCTTTCTTTACAGAAATTCCTGTTAATGAGATTAAAATTCATAAATCAGCGGTTAAAGAAGAGTTAGGAAACATGAGAGGAAAATTGTATATTAAGCAATATCCGGCGGGTAAAGCCAACGTAAATACGATTTTAGCGCATGTAGACAAATGTCGCGGCCAAGGCATTGAGCCTGATCTTATTGTGTTAGATTATGCGGATCTTTTATACACTAGAAATGGAAAAGAAAAACGAGACAAATTAGATGACATTTATACTTCGCTAAGAGGTTTGGCTACTGAATTAAAAATCCCTATATGGACAGCATCTCAAAGCAATAGATCAGCTGCTAGAGATAATATTATTCAAGGTGAC